TTGGGTATGCCGGTCAGCGTCCTCAACAGCTTGAGTACGATGTTGAGGAATGCTGCTGTGGCTGCCCCTGCAATGCCGCCCGCTGTCCCGGCTCCCGTCCAGCAACCTACTCCGACTCAGACTGCTGCACCCCCGGCACCGGTCGTCAACTACGCCGGTGCAGCTGGTGCCCCTCCGACCAACGGAACCACGGGCATTCGCGTCCTCGAAGTCCCTGGGTGGGGAACCGCTACAGCCTAAAACACCGCCGCTCCATAGACCCGTCAGCCCAAACCAACCCCGACCATTCTGAACGAAGGAGCCCGCCGTGGCTGTTAAGTACCAAACAATCGCTGTGAAAGCCAGACCTGACTTCCGAACCGGTGAGGCGATCAGCTCCGCTGCGATTAAGCCGGGGATGGTTGTGGAGCCTGTTGCCGCAGGTACGGTCCGGCCCAATCAGGTCGTGACTGCTGGACTCACCTCCCGCACGATCGCCCTCGAAGACCTCTACACCGGCGGAACCGTCACTACGGAGTACGCATCGGGGGCTCGCGTCCGATGGGGTATCTTCCTCCCAGGCGACGAAGTCCAGCTCTTGTTGAAGGCATCCGAGGTAGCAGTCGTCCAAGGCGTCCTCCGTCTCGACAATGCAGGCCGTGCCGTGGTCGCAGGGTCTGACGCCCCGTTCGCACGGGCACTCGAAGCCAAAACCCCGTCTGCTGACGAGCTGATCTGGGCTCGCTTGCTCTAAACCACCCCATCCCACCCGCCACAAACAACCGTACCGCACAACTTCTCTCACTTGAGGAAATCCCGTGGATAACTCCGTTATCGTCCAGCCGCTGCAGACTCTCGGCACCTCCGGCGACGCCGGAGCCCGTCTCATGGCGAACAACTTCGACGTGGGGGTCTTGCGACCTTGGCGCGAAGAAGGTCGCGGTAACTTCATGGCCGTCAATGGCAGCGTGGTCCCCATCTACAACGACGCGACTCTGCGGTACGACGAGTGGAAGCTCATCGATCAACGGGTCACCGCCGCCTCACGGCTCCCGTTGCGGGCGTGGAGCGACTTGCTTGCCGCATCTTCAATCGTGATCCCGAACGGTATGGGGGTCTCGACGATCACCCACCAAACTGGGTCTGATCCAGGTGAAGCTAGCGTCAGTCTTGACGGACTGACGGGCGATTCAAGTGATCGTCAGTTGTTCGATTTGACCAGCACACCGCTGCCCATCATCAGCAGCGGGTTTCAGTACACCCTCCGGGAATTGGAAACTGGTCGGAAGCTGGGTACTCCTCTGGACGTGACCCGCGCCGAACAGGCTGGCCGTCGTGTAGCCGAGAAGCTGGAACGGCTCACTCTGGGCCTGGATGCGTGGACTGGTTTCGGCGCCCCGCTCTATGGCTACACGAGTTACCCATCACGGCTCACTGCTACGGTGACGACGCCTGATGGCACCAACAACGCAACCGTGCTGGCCGAATTCCTCGACATGCGTCAGGATCTGATCGACGCCAAGAAGACCGGGCCTTTCCGGATCTACGTAGGTCCGTCGTGGGACAAGTGGCTGGATAACGACTTCAAGGCCAACTCGGCACTGACGCTCCGGCAGCGACTGCTCCAAGTGCAAGGGTTCACGTCGATCTCGACGCTGTTCGATCTGCCTGCCTACTCGGTCGTTATGGTCCAACTCGACTCAGGGACTGCGGACGCGATCACGGGCATGCCCTTGATGACGATCCAGTGGGACAGCTCGGGCGGACTGGTCCGGAACTTCAAGGTCATGACGATCGCCGTCCCCCGCATGAAGAAGGACTACAACGGAAGTTGTGGTATCCTGCACGCGACAGTCTAATCCATGACGGTGGGTGTAGAGTCGTCACAAACTCTACACCCCGCCGCTTTGTCTACAAGGAATCATCTGATGTCGAACCGCTACCGGGTTACCGCCTCAACGCATCGCGAAGGCACGCGGATCTACAAGGAAGGTGAGTTTATCGTCACCGACCGCGATATGGTCGCACTCTACGCGAACAAGTTTCTGTTGGTCGAGTCCAACGTCTCCGCCCCAGCAGCACCCACGGCCAGCGTCGATGCTCCTCCTACGCCCAAACCGGATGCCGAGTCCGAAGAGGACGACCTCCCAGAACCTGTGGATGTGACTGCGGGTTTTGCCGCTGAGATTGGCGAGCATGTGGGCATTACGATTACACACATCGCCGCAGCCCGAGCCAAGGGCGGTGGCTACTTTGTGCGAAAGCACGGGGAGCCTGTCGCCGAGGGCGTCACGAAGACGCAGCTGCAGGCTTTTCTCCAAAACCTGTAGTAGTCCCCCAGCATGGATGCTGTAGGAAGAGCAGAGCGGCAACGCTCTGCTCTTTTTCTATGATGAGCGGATTATGCCCAGAACCACCGCTGCTGCTATTCGACAGATTATGGAAGTGGACTCGTCCATAACCAATCTGAACCCCTTCATTCTCTCAGCTAATCTTCTGGTGACTGAGTGCTGCACCGCAGCAGACTACTCAGAGGAACGGCTGGAGCTAATTGAGCGGTTCCTCGCCGCTCACTTCCTCACCGGGCGAGATAAGCCGGTAACTTCCGAAACAGCGGGACCCGTCAGTACCAGTTATGCACTCAAGGTCGGGTATGGGCTTAAGGGCTCCTTCTTCGGCCAACAAGCAGCTCTGTTAGACACTGCCGGGGGGCTTGCCAAAGCTGATGCGGCTGCACAAGCCGGAGGGAAGGTCACCCCACGCGTCGTTTGGTCCGGGAACACCCCGACCGAACTGACCGCACTTCTCAAAGAGATGGAGTGAGATATGGGCGTCATCACTCGGATGAAAAAACAGAAAGCCGTCTACTGGAAGCGGTCGACGGCTGATCGGTATGGGGCTGATACCTACGAAGATCCCGTGGAGATCGCCTGTCGGTGGGATGGTCAGATGGCTGCGGTGGAGTCTGCTGTAGGGGAAGAGACCTCTGCCGCAGATGCGGTCTATCCCGATCGCCCCGTGTTTATTGGTGACCTGTTGTGGCTAGGCACGCTTGAAGCGTGGAACGCTCTAGGAATCGACAACCCGTTACAGGCAGAGCCCGTCCCGGCGAAACCCGTGCGTAACGTGCAGACCATCCCCAATTTCAAAAACACTGAGATTCTATACATCGTGAGGTTGTGATGGTCCCTCAATTCGCCATGCAGGTGCGTCACACGACTGAAGGTCGTGGGATCATGGGGATTTTTGAGGATATAGAAACTCGCGTTGAGAAAGGGATGCAACGCGGCACGGACGCCCTGTACGAGGCTTCGAGAGCCTTGGTTCCCGTAGATACGGCTGAGCTGCTGATGTCGGCTAAACGACTGGTGACCCGCGAGTCTACGCGGAAGACGGTCACGGGACAGGTGTGGTACACCGCACCGCACGCAGCTGTTGTCCATGAATCGACTTGGGTTAAGCACGCGGCTGGTAAATCAGCTAAGTATCTGGAAAAGCCCGCAAGACTGCTATCCATCCACATCCGGAACCTCATCGAAATCGAGGTCAGGCGATGAGTACCTCCCTGACAACCCATTCCCCAGCGGACGTGCTGCTCAAGTACCTGGAGCAGGAAGGGCTGACCACATACAATGATGTTGTGTGGCCGGTAATGGTCAATATTATATTACCCACTGCGCCGGACAGATTAATAATGGGGTCTGACACACAGGGATTTACGCCCACCAAACACTTCGACGGGTCGTCCCATGACCGCCCCGGCGTGCAGCTTGTACTACGCAGCACGCCCAACGATTTGAGCAGCCTCCGGGGTATTTTGCATAATATCGAGGAGCATTTATTGCCACTGCACCGCGTTCTGGTAATCTATGACGCTGCGTCCTATCGTCTGCACAACGTGCAACGGGTTAGCGGGCCTATACCACTGCCTAGAGACCAGTCTCTGCGATGGTTGTGGTCTGTTAATTACATCCTAACGATCACACAGGAAGGCTAATCCCGTGCCCCATCTCGAAGACGGTTTTAAGTGCGAGATCACCTTCCACGACGGCGACATCAACATCAGCGTGTACGAATTCCAGCCGTTCTCTATGGACGGCGGCGACTCCATCCCGCAAAGCACCTTCGATAACGTGACGTACCACACAGCAGCTCCGCAGTCCCTGATCAAAGGGGGGGCTGCTAAGGTCACAGCCGCGTACACGCCCGCCGATCTCGACGAGGTCATGGATATGATCAACGTCAACCAGAAGATCAGTTGGAAGTGGCCCGACGGCTGGTACGCACAGATGTGGGGCTGGATACGGACGGTCACACCGTCGCAGCTGGTAATTGGGGGCCGACCCTCCCTCGAAATCACGATCGAACCGTCATTCAGAAACGCCTCCGGGGTCGAAACGCGGCCACTCTACGGCGTGACCACGACCTCCGCCTAGTTCTGCTCGTCTGTTTCTCTACCCTAGACCATA